GCGACCCTATCCCGAAATCGAAAGAGGCCCTGCGCGACCATTTCTACGCGGTGCCAGGCGAGTCGAAAGAAGACCGCGCCAAGCGCCTGTCGGCCGAGCGGTCGAAGCGCTACCGCCTCAACCAGAAAAAGGCCGCGCTGCAGGCCAACCAGCTCAAGCTGCCGGCCATGACCTTCTACGGTGGCACCGCGCAGGCGTTTGCTGACGTCTGCAAGGCTGGCGGGTTCGAGGAGCACGCCGAGGCGTTGACGCTGCTCGCCCACGGCTCGGCCGAGCTGGCCAAGAAAGACCCTGAGGCGTTCGCCCAGTTCTTCGCGCCGGTACTGGCTGCGCTGGCAATTGCCGGCGCCGACCTGGCCAAGCGTGACGCTGACGCTTTCGCGCTGCTGGTAACGCCTCCGTCACGCTCCGAGGTGGCCGAATGAAAGCCATCCGATACTTTCGCGTAGCAGGTGGCCAGGGCGCCCTGGTGGTCGAGCTGCCTGCCCGTGGCGGCCTGTCCGAGGCCTGCGTCGTGGTGAAAGCGGCGACCGGCCACCAGGTGCACAACTACTATTTCGCCGAGCCTGATGCCTGCAAGGGCTTCGTGGACGGTTTCAGCCAGCGGAACGCGAGCTACGCCGTAGCCAGCGCCCTGAGTCAGCGGGAGCCAGCGCGTGTCCACTGATGTACTTGGCGGGCTCGAGCTCCGTGCCGACGACGCCATAGAAAAGGAGTTCCAGACCGATCAGTCGCTGCGCGAAGTCGCGAGCGTGCTGTCGTGCCGCATCTGTGGCGAGCGGATCGACCCGCCGCGCCTGGCTGCCTGTTCGTGGGCGACCAGGTGCACCAGCTGCATCAGCAGCCTGCAGGCCATGAGGTGCTGCGCATGACTGCCCGCCAGCCCTTCACCCTCGAAATTCGCCACCCTGGAGCAGCACCTGGTGCTGAGTGCTGGGTGCTTCTGCCTGACCTGGCGCCGCGCCAGCTGCAGGCCAAGAAAGCCAAAGCGCCAACTGGCGCAACGGCGCAGGACCTGGTCTGGCTTCGTGATCGCCTGCTGTTCGCCTACCTGGCGCCGACCGGCTACCGGGAGCCCGAAGGCCCCGAGCCGGTGCCTACGTGGGTGGCGGTCGAGGAGCGCAAGCCGCTGCGCGACGCCTTCCCTCGCGGCCGCGCCGCTGAGCTGGGCGAGTGCCCGCTCGAGGGCGCCGAGGCCCCTGGACGGCTTCCATTTGATTACGTGGCCAGCCTGGCCAGGGATACCACGCGAGTGACCTGCAGCGAGACGCGGCCAAAGAAGAAAAGCAGCATTCCTCTCGGCTCGACGGCCTTCGAGGACGCGCACCTGGTGCGCACCGTCGGCACGCTCGCGCCTGAGCTGAGCCGGTGGATTCGCTACGCCTACGGCGATTCCCGCGAGTGGGACGACGAAGCGGGCTGCGTGGTGGTGCTGTGGGATCGCGTGCTGCCCCAGCTGGGCAAGCTGCAGGGCAAGTCTCTGCAGCGTGCCAAGGGCCTCGCGCACCTGGCGGTGCAGGAACACAAATTCGTCAAGAACACCGGCCTACAGCGCTACGACGGCCCGGCCCTGGCTCGCCTGCTGGGCATCAAGGACAGCAATTTTCGCGAGCACTGGCGTGCTCGCTGGGATGCGATGCAAAGCGTCCTGGACGGCCTCGACACCGAAGCGCTCGAGGCGCTCTGGAAAGAATTCAACCAACGTAAACCCTGAGGAAAGCCCCCATGTTAGGACTCAAGAAAAAGCTGTTTGGCGCTGGCCGTAGCATCAAGAAACTCGAAAACCGCGACCTGATGCAGGCGATCGTCGGGGGCTGCCTCCTGGTTGCCGCGGCTGACGGTGAAATCAGCAAGGCTGAAGCGGCGCAAATCGATATCCAGATTCGTGCCAACAAGGCGCTGGAGCACTTCGGCCCGGAAATCACCAAGCAAGTGAACCTGTTCACCGAGCAGCTGCAGGCCGGTTTCCGTCTCGGCCGCATGAACATCATGCGCGAGATTCGCGATATCAAGGACAGCCCGGCCGACGCCGAGGAGGTGCTCGTCAACATGCTGACCGTTGCCGAGGGTGACGGCAGTATCAGCCCGGACGAACTGAAAGTCCTGGAAGAAATCGCCAACGAGCTCGGCCTGCGCCTGAAAGACTTCGGGGTCACGGCTTGACCTGGCTCTCCTCTGCTCGGAACTGGCTGGCCTTCGGGCTGGCCGGCGCCGTTGTCCTGGTCGATTCTGCAAGTCGACTCCTCTCGATGTGTGCTGACCTGGTGATCGTCGCTTTGCTGCTGGCGGTGCTGATGGTTGGCAAGAAATAGGGGTAGCTCTATGTTCGGATGGTTCAAGCGTCGCCGCGCCACCCGCTTGGCGGTCGCTGAGCAGGCGCGCCAGGGGTTGCGCGATCGCCTGTCGGTCGCCGTGCCTGTTCCTGGTCGTTCTGCTGTGCTGCCTTCTGGCCGCGCCTCCTCGAGCAGCTCCTCGAGCTCGAGCGCCAGCAGCGTGCACGACCCGCTGCACCCTCTGCACCCACTCAACCCGATGAATCAGCCGGCGATCTACTACGCCGAGGCGCCTCGTCGCGACCCTGAGCCGGTGGCCCAGTGCGCACCGAGCGTCTCTGACGATTCCTGGAGTCGCTCGAGCTCCTCGAGCGGCTGCAGCGGGTTCGACTCGGGCAGCTACAGCAGCAGCGACTCGAGCGGCAGCTCGAGCAGCTCCGACTCGAGCTACTGATCATGTCGGCCCTGCCCTGCCTGCACTGCGGCGTCGCTCCTGAGCGTCGCCACCAGGTCGACTCCGGTCGAGTCATGTGGATTTGTCCGGTGTGCAACAACCGCGGCGAGGCGCACCCGGTAGAGGCCAGGGCTCTGTCCTCCTGGAGCCTGGTCAACGACGCTGAAATGCCCGCGCATGCCTGCAAGGCCAACGGCGTCGCCCGGTTCTTTTCCAGTGGTGGGCAATGGGGCTCCCGGTGCGCCGGCTGCGACTTTGTCGATCATGGTTACGCAACAATCGAAGGTGCTCGAGCCGGCTGGGCCCGGGCTGTGAGGTGACAATGAAAATGCTGCTGATCACGGGCTGCAGTAACAGCTCGTACTGGTACGCCGACAAGATTGGCGAAGTGGTCAAGTTCCTAGGCCACGACCGCGACGAATTCATAACCCGCGAGCCGTCGGGGTATGTGAACATCATCAAGACGCCTGACGCCGAGCTGGTCGAGGTTGTGCCTGCGCTCGCGACAATGACCGCGCCTACGCCTGAGCCAGAAGTAGAATGCTGCGACCTGGTGCGGGTTGAGCTGAGTTTCCCTGACCGGATTCCGGTCGCGCTGGCAAATGAGGTGCGCGCCTATCTGCAGGTCCAGGCGGAATTGTGGGCTAAACGATATGGCCGCCGCTGCGCTGCTGGATAGTACAAAGGTACAAAGGGCAAAAAGGCAAAGGGTACAAAAGGCAAAAAGTTAAAAAGGCCCTTGCAAAAGTGACGCGAAAACGGGTAATTTACCCACTCTGCGATACATACGACCAAGCCCGCCACTGAGCGGGCTTTTTCGTTTCTGGCGATCGCACCTGGAGGCAGGTAGTAAGCCCTCCCCGGCCGCATCCCGCGGCCACTCATTCCCCCCCCCTCAGGCTTTGGCCTATTCCTGTCCCGCCGCGTGCGGGCTTTTCCGTTATGGAGGCGCCCGCATGGATGCCGACAATGTCGCGCTTGCCGGCGCACTCAAGATCGAGGCGGCCAAGGCGGCCCCCTTTGGCGCGTCCCTGGTGCTGTGGGGGTTGACCCTGCAGGAGTGGACGCTCGTTTTCGGCTGCCTGTATGCGGCCTGTTTGTTCCTGGACCTGGTCGGGCGGCGCTGGTTGATTCCGCTGATTCGCCTGGCCTGGAAACGTCGCGGGGTGGCCAATGAAAAGTCTGATTAGCCGGATCATTGCCGCGGTGACGCTCTCGCTCGCAGCCGCGGGCTTCACGGTCAACGAGACGGGCCTGCCGGCGCCGGTTGAGCGGGCGGCCATCATGGCCGGCCTGATGATCCTTACGCCGGAAATGGAGGGCACGGTTTACACCGCGTACCCCGACACGGGCGGCGTCTGGACCATCTGCACGGGGCATACGCTGGGAGTGCGCCGCGGCGACGTGGCCACGCCTGAGCAGTGCGCTGCGTACCTGCAGGGCGACCTGGGCGGCGCGGTGGACTTCGTCATGCGCCATTTCCCGATGGCGACCATCTGGCAAAAGATCGCGCTGGCCGATTTCGTCTACAACCTCGGCGCGACGGCCTTGCTCAAGTCCACGCTTTACAAGCTGGCCAAGGCTGAGCAGTGGCGCGCGGCGGCTGACCAGTTCGGCCGCTGGGTCTACGTGGCGGGCCTCGACTGCCGAATCCCGGCCAACAAGTGCCAGGGCATCCCCAAGCGCCGCGAAGTGCAGCGCTCTCTATTTATGGTGGGCCAATGAAGCTCAATAACTGGCTGGTCGGCCTCATTTGCGCCGGCCTGATCTTTTGCGCCGGCTGCCTGGTCGGCTCCTGGTACGAAACGCGGGACGCGCAGCAAGTCGCTGCCGAGCAGCTGCGCCAGGCCTTCGAGCAGGGCCAGGCGCTGGGAACGGTGCGCGACAAGATCGTCACCGAGTACGTCGACCGCGTCCAGGTGATCACCGAGCGCGGCAAAACCATTATCCAGAAGGTGCCCGTTTATGTTTCTGCCAAGGCTGATGCCGCTTGCACTGTTAACGCTGGCTTTGTCCGCCTGCACGACGCAGCCGCGCTCGCTCTGCCAGCCCCTGAGCCCTCCGGCGCTGCTGATGACGCCCCCGCGGGCATTGCACTCTCTGCCGTCGGCGCCACCACTGCCGCCAACTACGCAGCCTGCAACGCCAACGCCGAGCAGCTGACGCAGCTGCAGGAGCTGGTGCGCCAGTACCAGGCCCAGCAGGAGGGGCGCGCGCCGCCTTGAGCACCAGGTGGAGAAATAAAACTCGGCCGTTATAACAACTAGGGCAGCATCACCCCCACTTGATAGGAATCGCTCAATGAGCAACAGCCAATCGCTCGAGCAGCAAATCACTGCGCTCGGCCTGACCGCGCCGCGGATCACCCCTGACCAGGTCGACGCCCTGGTCGAGAAGCTCAACTATCACACTTACGTGATTCCGGGCACGACCACGACTGTCGCCGCGGCCATTGACCAGCACGGTTTCGTGGTAGCGCTCGACAAGGCAGGCGCTGTCAGCGCTGAGAACTTCAACGAGTCGCTGGGTCGCAATGCCGCGATTGCCAAGGTCAAGGCTGTGGCGCGTAACAAGCTGTGGGAGTTTGAAGGCTATCGCCTCAAGCAGAACATTGCTCAAGCGGCCAACAACGGCTTGCTGGCCGGCCTGCAGTTCTATATCGACGACAACATTCCCGTGGACGCGGTGTTCGTCGGCGACATGGCCGCGGCGTACTGCGCCTGCGAAAAGCCTGGGCAGCCATGCACGACCTCTGTCGCGCTGGTCCGTGCCCCTCAGGCCTGACCCCCGGTCGACTTTTGGGTCCTCCCCGGCCCCCTCCCCAGTCACGGGCGGTAACGGCGCGGGCCTCGCGCGTGTGACTTTCCGAAAGTCCAGTCCTTACTTCCGAACTTGAGGCCCCCCGGCCTGCATCGCCAGCCTGACCGCTCGGCCAGGCGCGGCGGGGCCTCAACCTAAATTTTCGAGTGCCAAAAGGACAAAGGTAACAAAGGACCTTTGTACCTTTGTCCTTTTGCCACTTTTCCCATTTGGTCCTTTCTCCCATGGGCAGAACCATCAGTAAAAAAGACCTGGCCGACTTGCTGGGCAAGTCCGAGCGCTGGGTTTCCAAGTTGATCGAGGAGGGGCTACCCACGCAGGGCGGCGGTGGCCGCGGTGTGGCTGTCCAGATCGACAGCCAGGCGGCGATTGAGTGGCTGATCCTGCGCGAAGTGCGCCGAGAAATCGGCGACGAAGGCGACGACGAGGAGGGCCTTAGCTCGGCCTCGGCAGAGGATCGGCTGCTCAAGCGGGCGCGGCGGGAAAAGCTGCAGCTCGAAATCGACCAGGTGCGCGGGCGCCTCATTCCGAATGAGGTGTTCGTCGCCCTGATTACCTCAATCGCGGCGATCTATGCGACCCAGCTCGACGCACTGCCGAGCCGCTGCGCCGCCGACTTGGCGATTATCGATGACCCTGCTCTTATCCGAGATCGATTATTTAAAGAAACGCGGACAGTCCGAGCAGCTACAGCTGACCGCCTCGAGCGTCGAGCACATGAGCTCACTTCGAGCCTTGATCAAGTCGATCTTGGCAGCGGCGAAGCTGGTCAAGGCGCCGCCAGCGAGGACGAGTGACGAATGGGCGCGCGACAAGCGGGTCATGCCGCCCAGCTCGCCGCGCCCTGGTAACTTCGACCCTGACGTCAATCCATACATGCGGCCTGCAGCCTGGGCCGCGGCGCAGCCGTGCTATGACCGCGAGACGGTGATCACCGCGACGCAAATGGGCAAATCGGTCACGTTCGAGAACATCATCGGGCACCGGCTGGACGAAGACCCGACGCCGATCATGTACGTCGCGCCAACGGCGCCGCTGCTGAAAGACGCCGTGGTCCCGAAATTCGACGACATGATCAGCGAATGCGAGTCGCTGAGCGCCAAGCTCAACGTTCGCAAGTCCTCGACGTTCGTCAAATGGATTGCCGGCACGAAACTGCGGTTCGTGTGGGCCGGCTCGCCGTCGGGTTTGTCTGCAGACTCGGTCGGCCTGATCCTGGTCGACGAGGTTGACCGGATCGTCAACACGGGCGAAGGCTCGACGATGGTCATTGTCGAGCGTCGAGGCGATGCCTACGACGGGTCGAAAATCCTCTACACCGCGACGCCGACGCATGGGCGAGTGGCCAAGCGAAAGCATCCTGTTTCGGGTCTCTGGCACTGGGAAGTGGCGCAGGTTAAGGCGCTGGGCTCGGCCATCTGGAAGCTCTGGCAGTCGGGCACCCGCCATGAATGGGCGGTGCCGTGCCCCGAGTGCGGCGAGTATTTCATTCCCTGGTCAGGGCTGCTCTGGTGGCCTGGCAAAGGCAGCGAGAAGGAATGCACGCCAGACGAAGCCCAGCGGCACGCCCGGTTGACCTGCCCGAGCAACGGCTGCCAGATCGAGAACAAATATCGCTCCTGGATGAATGAGCGGGGCCGGCCTGTCGCGCCTGGCCAGTCGATCAGCCGCGACGGCGAGGTCAGTGGCGAGGCTGAAACGGCGGGCTCGACCCACTTCACCTACGCGGTATCCGGCCTGTGCTCGTTTTCCTCGAAAAAGAGCTATGGCGCGCTGGCCAAGGACCTGTTGTCCGCCCAGCAAAGCGGCGACCCGGCTGACCTGCTGGCCGTGTACAACACCGGTTTCGGTGAGTGCTACGCGCAGGCCGGTGACGTCCCGACCTGGGAACAGGTCCGCTCTATGTGCTGGGGCTACGCTGCCGGCCAGCTGCTCCTGGAGCCGCTGAAAATTTACTGCACGGTCGACGTGCAAAAGCGCCGCCTGGTGTACGTGGTGCGCGCCTGGTACGCCGGCATGGGCTCGATGCTCCTGGAGCATGGCGACCTGTGGGGCGACACCGACCAGGACGCCGTATGGGACCAGCTGAGCGACTTGATCGACACCGAGTACGGTGGCCACCCGATCAACGTAACCGGCATCGATATCGGTTATCGCGACGACCAGGTCTACAAGTTCATCAACGACCACAAGGCCAGGGCCATCGCCCTGCGCGGCCGCGAGCGCCTCGACAAGCCATTTCGCAAGGAAATGGTAGAGGTCGACCGCAAGGGTAAGACGCGCAAGCGCGGCGATGCTCGCTGGGCCTTCGACTCGCCTTTCGCGAAACGCTGGGTGCATAGCCGGTTTGGGCGCCCGGATGACCGCGGGGGCTGGTGGTTGCTGCACCAGCAGGTGACGGACCTGTACTGCAAGGAAATCGTGGGTGAGGAGTGGGGCGAGGCCGAGGGGAAGTTTCACCAGGTCGGCGAAAACCACTACCTCGACTGCGAGGCGATGCAATACATCATGGCGCTGCGCGACAAGCTGCAGCGCCGCAAGGTCGGCGCCCTGACCAAGGCCCAGCTGGCCGAAGCGGTCAAAAATGGGCCGATCCAGGAAGGCGCCGAGCCGCTGGACGATGACGACACGCCCGCCCCGGTAGTCCCGGCCCCTGTGCCGGCGCCGCCGCCACCAACTGAGGCCGAAAAGCCAGCTGCTCGCCAGCGAAGGGCTGACGCAGCCCCGGCTAAAGGCCGTTCTCGCTTCAACATCATCAAGAGGCCGACCAGGTAGCGCCCCGGCGCCCTGGCGGCGCCGAGTGAGCCAATGGAACCGACACAACTACACGCGGGCGACTCTGCAGCCTGGTCGCGCGCCGTGCCCGATCGCCCAGCGTCTGCTGGCTGGGGGCTGCGCTACGTGTTCAACGGCCCCGACCGGCACACGGTCGACGCGCAGTTGACCACGCCCTACCAGGTCGAGCTGGGCGCTGACGTAACGGCGACCTGGGCGCCAGGGCTTTACCGCTGGGTCGCCCTGGCGTTTCGCGGTGATCAGCGCCTGACGGTGGCCACCGGCACGCTCGAGGTATCGCCGAACCTTGAAACGGCCGAGCCGATCGACGCACGCAGCCATGCGCGCCGAATGCTCGAGCTGATCGAGGCTGCGCTCGAGAAGCGCATCCCCAAGGACCAGCAGAGCTACGAAATCGACGGCATGCGCCTCGACCGGATTCCGATCGAGCGGCTCGACAGCCTTCGCACCAAGTACCTGCGCGAGCTGCAGCGACAGAGCGCCAGCCGCTCGCCGTTCGGGCGCCGCGTGAAATTCAACCTGAGATAAGCCAATGAACCTATCAGGCGCCTTTTCCTGGCTTCGCTGGGGTGGCAAGCGCTCGCCTGCCGTCGACGCCCGCCGCGAGCCCACGGTCGGGCGCCGCGGCGGGTTCAAGATGGCCCACAAGTCCCGGCTAACTTCCTCCTGGACGGGCCGTTCGACCGCGGCAGATGCGAACCAGGCCATTTACGGCGATCACGAAACCCTGCGACAGCGGGCTCGCGAGCAGTCGATCAATACGTCGGTGCTCAAGCGCTTCTATCGCCTCCTGCGGCAGAACGTGGTCGGCCCCTACGGTATCCGCCTGCAGTCGAAAGCAACGCTGCGCGACGGCACGCCAGACCGGATCAGGCGCCGCCTGATCGAAAAGGAATGGGAGAAGTTCGCCAAAAAGGGGAAGTTTGACGTCACCGGGCGTTACTCCTACGTCGCGTTCATGTGGCTGTGGATCGAGACGCTCGCGCGCGACGGTGAGGTCCTGGTGCGCCTGCATCGCAACTGGGCGAACCGCTGGGGCTTCGCGGTGCAGATCCTCGAGGCCGATCGGCTTGACCTGAACCTCAACACCCTATTGACCAACGGCAACCGCATTCGGATGGGCGTCGAGCTCGACGACTTCGAGCGTCCGGTCGCCTATTGGCTGCTGCGCAGCCATCCGGGCGACGTCTACCAGCGCCCCGAAGACAAGTACGAGCGCGTACCGGCCGAGGACCTGATTCACACCTTCGACCCGTGGCGCCCGCACCAGGCCCGCGGCTTCACCTGGACGCACTCGGCGGCGCTCGATATCCATCACCTTGAGGAGTTTCGCAGCGCGACCCGCGTCAAGGCTGAGCAGTCGGCCAAGATCACCGGTTTCTATGAGCAAAACCCCGAGTGGCTGGACCCGCCCGAGGACGGCAAGGACGAAGACGTATCAGAGGTCGTCGAGGCCGGTACCGCTCGCGTGCTGCCCTACGGCCTGAGCTACAAGCAGCACCAGACGGCGTCACCTGGTGCGGACTACGCGCCATTCGTGAAAGACACCCTGCGCGGCGCTGCCGGGGGGCTTGGTCCCAGCTACAACCGCCTCGCGCACGACCTGGAGGGGGTGAGCTTCTCCTCTCTGCGTTCCGGCGAGCTCGACGAGCGCGATTTCTACAAGACCGCGCAAGAGCTGGCCATCACCGAGCTACTCGATCGCCTCGGGCAAACCTGGTTCGACTGCTCGCTGCTCACTGGCGCCCTGCCGATCGCTCCCCGCGATATCGAGCGCTGCAGCGAGATTGTCTGGCAGCCGCGCGGCTGGGACTGGGTCGACCCCTACAAGGACGCCAAGGCGGCAACCGAGAGCATCAAGAACCGCACGAAATCGCGCTCGGAATACATCCGCGCGAACGGCGACGACCCCGAGCAGATTTTTGCCGAGATTGCCGCCGAGGAGGCCCTCCTCAAATCGCTTGGGCTGATGCCTGAGCCATCAACCCCAACGGAAGACACCAATGCCGCCAAGTCCGACGCCGTCGATGACGACGAATAAGCCTGCGCCGTTGCCGGTGCTGCGCACGATCCAGGGGCAGGTCCTCTCGCGTGCGCTTTCGGTCGACAAGTCGACCATCAACCTCGAGGAGCGAACGGTCGAGGTCGCGGTTTCGAGTGAGTACCCCGTGCGCCGTTATTTCGGCTTCGAGGTGCTCGACCACTCGAGCGACTGCGTCGACCTGACTCGCTTCCTGCTCGGCGCGCCGCTGCTCATGGAGCACCGCGGCTCGCAACAAATCGGTGTGATCGAGCGGGCCTGGCTCGACGGTGATCGCAAGTTGCGCGCCTTGGTGCGCTTCTCTCGCGACCCAGCTGTCGAGCCTATCTGGCAGGACGTCGTCGACGGCGTCCGCCGCAACATTTCTTGCGGTTACCTCATTCACGACATGGTGCTCGAGCGCACCGTCGAGGGGGTCGACCACTACCGCGTTATCTCCTGGGAGCCTTACGAGGCTTCCCTCGTTTCCGTGCCTGCAGACCCGACCGTCGGGGTGGGGCGTTCAAGCGACACAACCAACACCATCAACATTCGAGGTATCGAAATGCCCCCTGAGCAAACCCAAGTCGACGGCCAGCGCTCTGCAGTTGTGCCGCCAATCGCCAACCCGGCCGACCCGATCAGCATCGAGCGCACCCGCGTTTCTGACCTGCTCGCCCTGGGCGAGCGCTTCAACCAGCGCGACCTGGCTAACGAGGCCATCACCTCCGGTCAGACCCTGGAGCAGTTCCGCGGCGTGCTCCTGGAGCGCCAAGCGCCTACCCAAAAGCCGGCCGCGACCCCAGCGGCGCCGAAGGAAGGCGAGCGCGACCTGCCGGGCTTCCTGCAGCACGACGTCAGCGCCCGCGGCCTGGGCGTCTCCGAGAAGGAACAGAAACGCTACTCGCTGATGCGAGCGCTCAACGCAGCGGCAACCGGCGACTGGAGCAAGGCTGGCCTGGAGCGTGAAATCAACATCGCCGCGGCCACGACCATGAAGAAGGACGCGCGCGGCTTCTACGTGCCGCACGATATCCTCATGCGCGGCCTGTCCAAAGGTGAGCCTGGCAAGGGCGGAGAGCTGGTCACTACCGACCTGCTGCTCGACCAGTTCGCCGACGTCTTGCGCAACAAGACGGTGATGGCGCAGCTAGGCATGGTCATGCTGACCGGGCTCGACGGCGACGTCGACCTGCCGAAGAAAACCAGCGGCTCGTCGTTCGTGTGGCTGGGTGAGGGTGAGGACGCGCAGGACAGCTCGTTCGACTTCACCACTCTGAACATGACGCCGAAGACCATCGCCGGCGCGATCCCGGTCACTCGCAAGCTGCGTAAGCAGGCGTCGCGCTCGATCGAGGCGCTGATCATCAAGGACCTGCTGGACGGTATGGGCGTAGCAATCGACTACGCCATGCTGGCCGGCCCTGGTGGCAAGGCCCCGCTGGGCCTGCTGAAAGACGTCGGCGTGCCTGGTCTGACCTATCCAGCGACCGGCATCACCTTCGGCAAGCTGGTCGACATGCTGACCAAGATCGGCACCTACAACGCCGACCGCGGCGCGCTGGCCTACCTGACCGGCATCATCGAGCGTGGCGCCGCCATGCAAACCCTCAAATTCGAGGGCATCGGTGGCTGCATCTGGGAAAACGACAAGGTCAACGGCCACCGCGCCGAGGCGACCAACCAGGTCGAGGCTGACACCTGGATTTTCGGCGACTTCTCGCAGCTGGTATGCGGCCTGTGGGGCGTCCTGGACCTCAAGGTCGACGCCGCCAAGCTGGCCGCCAGCGACGGCCTGGTGCTGCGTGCGTTCCAGGACGTCGACGTCGTCAACCGTCGCAAAGAATCGTTCTGCATCGCCAAGAAAGCGTCGCAGTAACCGAACCTGAAATAGCGGGCAGGTACGGGGGCGAAAGCCCCCTTTTTTGTCTCTATTCACCCCTCACACAAGGTATTCACCATGACAGCTACAAGCTCACTCCCGAGCGGCTTCGTCGTTGTGCTGCTCGATGACCTCTGGATCGCTGGCGACCTGGTGCCGAAAGGCGAGGCCCTGGCGGTTGACCGTCCGCTGCGTAACGACTGGATCGGCTCGAAACTGGCCCGCGACGCAACTGACGAAGAAATCGAGGCCTACCGCGCCGCCGAGGCAGAGGCCGCGGCCGAGGAGGCCAAGGCAGCCGCTGCAGAAGCGAAGAAGGGCACCAAGTGATCGGGGACGACGATTTTTCGACGTTCTTCGACCCCGCTGACTTTGGCAGCCTGGTTGTGCTGATCGAGCCTGGTCGCGATGCGCGCCAGGTGGCCGGCATGTTCGGCAAGCCTGGACAGACTGGCGCGCTGTATCGCGCCGGCATCGATCCTGGTGCAGCGCAGACCAGGGCGCGGCCCCTGAAAGAGCACCTGCAGTTGCCAACCCGCGAGGTTCCGGCCTCCTGGAAGGCGACGAAGGTCGTTTCGGACGGCGTCGAGTATTCGATCACCGAAGTCGAGCCACTTGGCCGGCTACGGTCCCTGTTGACCCTGATCCCCTACGGCGACCGCGAGGCGCAGCCGGTGGAGCGTGGCAAATGGCGGGCTTCCAACTAAACCTGCAGGCGAGCGGCTGGGTCGACGTAGAGGCGAAGGTGGGGCAGGCCGGCAAAAAGCTGGACCTGGCCGCCGCTCGAGCGCTACGTCGCACGGCCCAGTGGCTGCGCACGCACAGTTCTAAAGAGGTGGCCAGGGAGCTGCGAATCGCGCAGAGCCCCATTCGGCACCGCTACAACATCTACAGCCAATCGACCGCCAACGAGGTCAAGCTTTGGGTAGGTCTGCAGCCTATCGGCGTTCACTACCTGGGCACGCCAAAGCAGACCCCCGACGGCGTGTCGGTTGGCCATCGGCAGTATGACGGCGCCTTTATCTCCCCCATGAAGTCCAGCCAACGCCTGGTGTTCCAGCGTAAGGGCCGCGAGCGGCTGCCTATCAAGCTGGTGCGCGAGGACTGGGAAGGCCCGGCAATGAGCGCGCTTGAGCGCTGGGAGAAACGCGCGCTGAACCACTTCACAGAGCAATTTGAGAAAGAGGCGCGGCATGTCTTCAGCAGCTAAACGGCCGTTCAACGTGCCGTCTGACCTGTTCTTTGCGATCGGCGACGCGATCCATGCTGCCGGCCTGGGCGTCGACGTCGCCAACTACGACGAATTCGACGGCAAGGTCGGCGACGCTTGCGTGCTGATCGAGCTCGAGCGCACTGCACCAGGTACTCGCCAGAACGACGGGCGCTACGTGCACGTAATGACTGTGACCCTGCACGCAGTGGTCGGACGCTTTCGCAAGTTTCCTGCGCTGGAGGCGGTCAACCTGGCTACGGCGCTGGAGCGTCTGGCCGACTGCAACCGCTGGGGCTTCTCCGGTCGCCAGTGCGACCTGCCTCAGGAGTTGCATAGCGGCCCCTCGATCTTTCAGAAGGGCTCCGACGGCTATGACGCTTGGGGCGTGACGTTCCGCCAGGGCATTGCACCTGGTCCTGATCGGCTGCCGGAAAACCCGGTGATAAGCGGCATGCCGCTTGTGTCCTGGAGGGTCGAGGACAATGACGACCCTGATCGATACAGCCCCCTCGAGGCCCGCGATGTTTGACGAACTGATACGCCGACACCTGGCGCCCCTGGTGGAGCGCCTGGCCGAGCTCGAGAGCGAGCTCGAGGACTTGCGGCGCCGATCGGAGAATCACGCGCGTATCGGCGTTATCACTGAGGTCGACCCCGCGGGCCTGTGCAAGGTCAGCCATGGCGACCTGATGACGCCGGGCATCAAGTGGTTTAACCCGAGCGCCGGCAAGGTCGCCGAGACGCTGATTCCGTCGGTCGGTGAGCAGTGCGTGCTGATCAATTACGGGGGCGGCGATGGCGGCGCCCACACGGTCGCGCTGCGAGGCCTGACGTCGGACGCTTTCCCGCCTGCCTCGGTCGAGCCCCAGCTGCACCGCCGAACGTACCCGGACGGCACCGAGAGCAGCTATGACCACGACAGCCATGTCCTCGCCTGGAAGAACGGCGCCACGGCTGTAACCGCGTCGCAGGAGCTCCTCGAGCTGATGATCGGCGCGGCCAAACTCACGATGACCCCTGAAACGGCGCTGCTGACGATTGGCGAAGTCAGCGCCCAGCTCGAGCCGGGCGGGATTCACTTCACCGGCCCGGTGATCACGCACAACGGGCGAACCATCAGCACCGGATAGGCCTCGCCATGATCGGAATTGACAGAGACACCGGGGCGACGGTCGACGACTGGCCCCAGTTCGTACAGCGCGCCACCCGTGCGCTATCGACGCCCCTCGGCACCCGCCAGAAACGCCCCCTCTACGGCGCGAAACTCGTGACCAGGTTGTCGCAGAACCTTGGCGGGCAGCTGCTGCTGCTGGCCCAGTCCGACGCCGCCGAGGCCTTTTACAACGAAGCCAACGGCATCGGCGACTTTGAGCCAGACACGATCGTCGCCGAGCGCGAAGGCGCGGGCCTTCGCCTGCGTCTGACGGGCACCTGGCGCAATCGCAAAATGACGTTTGAGGTGGCCACTTGAGTACGATGCTGATCCCCGGCCTCAACCAGCTGGCCGAGCCTGAAATCGTCAAGGTCGAAGAGTTCGAGCCGCTGCTCGAGGAGTTCAAGGCCGAGGTGCTCGCCTTCGTTTCGGCCAGGGACCCGGCCAAGGCCGCGCGCCTGGCCGAGACGATGGAGAGCGACGGCGAGCTCCTGGTCATGGCCATGCAGGCGTTTACCCTGCGAATCCAGGCCCACGAACGCAAATGGAATGCCCGCATCAAGCAAATGCTGGCCTGGTGGGCCGAGGGGTCGAACCTCAACGCCCGCGCGGCCGACATGGGGCTCGAGCGGCGGGTCATTTCCGAGGGCGACCCGAACGCCTTCCCGCCTGTCCCGGCCGTGGAGGAGTCCGACGACGACCTGCGGCTGCGCTACTACCTGGCGCCGCATGCACCGGCCGCGGGCTCGCGCCTGCAGTACCGGCGCGAGGCCCTGACCCTTGGCGAGCGTGCCAACGTGACGGTAGAGGCGCCCAACGCTGGGCAGGTGGTCGTGACGTACACCTTCACCGAGGACGCTTTCGCGGCGCAGGTCAAGGACGCCAACGGCCGGTTTACTGAGCCGGGCAAGGTTACGGTTACGGTGCTCGGCCGCGACGGCGACGGCACCCCGAGCGCCGAGCTGCTCGAGGCTACCCGGAAGCATTTCGCCCGCGATGACGTTCGGCCCGAAACCGACCAGGTCACGGTGCAGCCGGCGCAAATTCTGCGCTACCGGATTCGCGCAGTCGCCTGGATCAATCCCGGCCCTGACTCGGGGCTCACTGAAACGGCGGCGGTCGCAGCCATGCAGGCCTACGCAACGGCGCGGCACCGGCTCGAGGGTTATGTCGATCCAGCCTGGATCGATGCGGGCCTGATCACGGCCGGCGCCGAGCGCCTGCAGCGGCTCGAGCCGCTGGCCCCGATCGAGGCGGCCGCGCACCAGGCGCCGTACTGTGAAGCGATCGAGATTGAGGTCAGGACCTTATGACCGACTACACCCTGCTACCGGCTAACAGCTCGCTCCTGGAGCAGGGTCTAGACCTTGCGCTCGGGAAGCTGGTCGAGCGCATCACCCCGCCATTCCCCGAGCTCATGGACCCCCAGCAGACGCCGGTCGCGTTCCTGCCATACCTGGCTGCAGACCGCGGCGTCTCGGAATGGAACGCCAAGGCCAGCGAGGAGGAGAAGCGGCTCACGGTAGCCCTGTCCTGGTCTATCCAGCGCCAGGCTGGCACTGACAAGGCCCTGAAATACGCCGTCGAGTCGATGGGCTTCACGCCCAAGGTGACGCCCTGGTATGCCGCGGTTCCCGTCGGTGAGCCGTACAGCTTCGACGTACAAGCAATCATCAGCCGGCCTTGGTCGACCGGTGATCACAACCGGCTGTTTCGCCGGTTGCATGCGGCAAAGAGCGAGCGCGACGACATGTCGATCACGCTCGTTCACGAAACAAGCGGCGGCCTCGGGATCGCAGGCGCTGCCGGCTACGGGCTCGGCCTGGGCGAGCCGGACTATCACGGCGAGTTGCCCGAGGTGGTCCTGCAGGGCGGCCTGGCGGTGGCCAGCGCCGGGCATACGCCGTTGGCTGATGAGGAGTTGTTCCTCGACGGGGTCCTGCCCGACGTCGAGCTGCGCGGCGACCTGATCAGCACCACGGCCGCGCAGACCTACACGACAAACGACTATGACCTCGAGGGGCAGGTATGACAGACATTACGCGCCTGATTCGCTTCACCAGCGCCGGCCTGGCCGAGCTGGTGCAGGCGAAAAATCAGGGCCTGAAAGGCGAAATCACGCATGTTGCCGCGGGCGCCGCGCGCTATAACCCAACCGGCGCCGAGACTGCGCTCAAGGCAGAAAAACAGCGGGTCGCGGTCGGCGACTACGAAGACCTCGGCGCGGGCAGTCTGCGCATTGCTGCGCTGTTCGACGGCGACCTCGAGTACGAAGTCGGCGAATTCGGTTTCTTCCTGTCCACGGGCACCTTGCTCGGCGTGTATTCGCAGGCCGGCGTGCTGCAGACGTACAAGGCCGCGGCTGCCCGGATTCTACAGCGCTTCACACTGAACATTTCGGCGTTGCCAGCGGACAGCGTGACCGTCGTTATCGGCTCCGAAAATCTCAGTGTCCTGGTGGCTGATGAGCTGGCCAAGCTGGCAGCTGCCAGCGTCGACAACATGGCGCGCCATCTCGGGTTGCTGTTCCGGGTTATGGACCTGGAAGCGAAGTAAGGGGCAGCCATGAACGGGCCAGAACTGATCATCATCGAGGGGACAACCTTCGGCTTTGGCGTGACCTGGGAGGATAGCGGGGCGCCTCGGGCACCGATCGATATCGATGGCTGTGCCGCGGTTTTCCGCATCTGCCCTGCGACCAGTAGCCAGGCGCTCGCGGAATGCTCGACTGAGGACGGGGGTATCACGATAGGCCCGGACAAGGGGCAGCTATCGGTGCGCCTGGCGCCTGAGAAGACGGCGGGCACCAGCGGCGCTTTGTGGCTTGGCGCTCGCTACGAGCTGCGTGTCACCTACCCCAGCGGGGACGTTTACAGCCTTGTGCGCGGGCAGGCTCGACTGACTCCAGCGGTGATCGAATGAACGGCGCGCCGACGGTAGTGATCACCAAGGGCGTCGAGCGAATCGTCACGGTCAAGCAGGGGGGCGGCACTGTCGAAGTGCGCCAGGTTCTGGCGCCGAGGCTGAGTGTCGTTTCTATCGGGCTGCAGGGGCCAGTCGGCGCCCTGGCCGAGAACGTGCTGCAGCGCACCCTGCAGGCCGAGCGCGACGCAGGTAGGGCCTTGGCTCTGGCGCAGGGGGCTGACGCCACTCTGGCGGCGCTACTGGAGGACCTGCAGGGGGCATTTACTTATCACGCGGGGGTTATCTCCGCGCAGGAGGGCTAGCTATGGGGCTATTGAGCTCGCTTGAGACGCTGCTCGACTCGGTCAACAACGTCATGGGCGTGATTGACGGAAAGCTCCGTAACAAGGCGGACAGGTCGGACGTATACAGCAAGTCGGAAATTGACGACCCGAATCGAACCCTTGGCGCAAATACTGCGACAGCGTCCCGGCTAAAGGTGCTGCGAACAATTGCGCTCGCCGGTCAAGCCGTGGGCGAAATCGGCTTTGACGGATCGGGCAATGTGACGATGCAGGTCAGTGTGCCAGGACTGGCCAGCAAGGCCGAGGCTTCGGACACGGTAACGCCTGCCCAGCTTGAGGCGCGGCTGCACGAGATTATCGGCGCCGCGCCTGAGGCGCTGAATCAGCTTGAGGAGTTTGCTCGCGCCTTGGGCGAAGACCCGGACTTTGCCAACACTATGTTGACGAAGTTGGGTGCGAAGGCAGACAAGGCAACTACTTACACAATCGTACAGGCTGACGGTAAGTTTTTACTTAAAACATCGCAGGCAGCTGACTCTGCAAAGCTTGGCGGTAATGCACCTAATTACTTTGCATCAGCAGCGTCTGTTACTTCTCTCGAAGGTGCGACGGCCGATGCCTTCACTCGTTTAGCGGCGGCATTCGTGAGTGGCGCCAATAAAATAAACAGCATAGGTACTTGAAATATGAGCTTGGAATCTACAGTCGCCAGCCTGGTAGAAGCATCGAACAATCTAACTTCTGCCGTTTCTGGAAAGATCAAGCAAATCGATGACAAGGTAAAGGCTGCCACTGACGCAGTGCCTGCGATTATTCGGGGGTTGTCGTCGCAGTCATTTTTCATTGACGCAGTCGATGGTAAAGATTCGAATGATGGGCTTACTTCGGCTACACCGCTGAAAACTGCAAAGGCCGCTGAGTCGAGAGTAGTTAGTGGGTCGCAGGTTTCGCTCTACTTTAAAATTCGCCAAGCCCATGATGTGGATTTTGTATTGCGGGTAGGGCGATTGTTCATCGCACCTTATGGGTATACCGGGACTCTGCAAAGCTCGGATCGGCCTTTGCTGCGCCCCGTATTGGGGCCTATCTATGATGGTTGGCAATATGCGTCGGGTCCAAGTGTCGCGTCTGGACAAATCTTTTTCTATGACGTGAACCTTTACGCGGATATTCCGAGTGCGCTGCCGATGAAAAACGACTCGTCTTTCATCCGATACATTGATTCGCACTTGTCCGTGACTATCCATCGCTCGGAAATTACTCTCGGGAATATTCCATTTGCTGGTATGTATTCAGGTTATTCCGCGCGCGACCTTTATATGTCGGCGGTTTCGATTTCTATCAAGCCTGGTAGTGAATCTGGTGCGGCGCTGCTTAAAAATCTAAATGGCACCGCGCCGACTGTTCGAATCGAGGGGAGTACCGTTCAGCTTGTTGGGATTTCTGGCGGCTGGGCAGCTATCTTGCCGCCGAAAGTTGGCAGTAACTATTTGACCAATATGACAATCTAGGGGGAGTTATGATTAACAAGGTAAGTTATGGCGGTAGTGACTACTTTAATATTCCGCTAGATGGTGGGGGGTTGGGTATTCCGAAAGAGGTGCTGACCGCTGCTATCAATGTGCAGGCTTGGGACCTGGTGCGCGCTGAGCGTGATCGTCGTATTGCACTGACCGATCATACGCAGGCGCCAGACTCGCCGCTGACCGAGGAGCGGCGCCTCGCGTTTGCAACGTATCGTCAAGCGCTGCGTGATATCCCGCAGACCTACGTCAGTCCTGCCGATGTTGACTGGCCGGTTTCACCGGCTCTCGACTAACCGAGTCGCGATAGCGGTTTTTTTCGTCCTGGATAAGCCCCCGCTTGGGGGCTTTCGCGTTTCTGAGGGTTCCCAATGCTCGAGAAAATCCTGCCGGCTGCCTTGTGGCTGCTGGCGATGCTGTTCGCCCTGGTGCAATGGGCGGTGCTGGTGGTCGCGCGCCTGGCTGCGATCGTCGCTGGGCTGCCTGTCGTGGCGCTGGCGGCGTTCTTCCCGGTCGCCGCGGTATCGGTCAGCGATGGCCGGCCAATCGTCAACCTGCGCCGCTGGGCGTGGCTGTGGGGCAATGACTTCGACGGCCTCGACGGCGATAAGCGCAACTGGTGGGCCGACAACTGCGACGCCCTGGTGCTGTTCGGGCTGCTGCCGCTCCTGCGGCGCCTCGGCCTGCCGTTGCCGGCGCTGCCAGTTACCAGCTGGCTCGCGCGCTTCTGGTGGGCTGCGGTGCGCAACCCGGCCAACAACATGCGCCAGTTGGCCCTATTCAGCTGCCCGGTGAGTGAGTGCCTGATCGGCTGCCTCGGGCAGGTCCTGGTCGAGGACAAGCCGGGCGCAGGCGGCTGGCAGTTCGTGGTCGCCAAGCGGCCCGGCCGGTGGAACCTCTGGTGTGGCTTCTACCTGGTGCGCCAGCTGACCGACACGCGCGCTTTCGTTATTCGCCTGGGCTTCAAGATCAGGCCTGAGCATGCCGGCTCGAGCGAGCCGGCCAAGGGGCTGACGTTCAAGCTCAACCCCTGGAAAGAAATTTGACCCTCCTCCCGGCCGCTGATGCGGCCTTTTTTGTGCCCGGAGAAAAGCCCATGGCTCAACGCCAGAAATACACCGTCCTGATCCCCTTCCCGATGGCCGGGGGTCACTGGTCGACCGCGGGCCAGGAGCTCGAGCTCCTGGACGTACAGGCCCAGCAGCTCGAGGCCGTCGGCCGCATCAAGCTGACCGCCACCATCAAGGCCGAGGCAGAGGCTGCTGCAGCGGCTACCCCGGCAAAGAAAACCTCTGCGAAGGAAGCCTAAGCGATGGCCCTGGTAACGAACTTTGAACACAACGGCGTCTCCCTCGAGGCGACCGAACCGCCCGAGTCGATGGGCGGGATTGGCGACAACGTCGTCGCCATCGTCGGCACCGCGCCAAACCGCGCCGCGACCATCCCGCTCAACTCCCCTTTCCGCATCAACGGCCTGACCCTGGCCGAGCAGCTGGACCCTACCGGCGCCGAGTCGGGGACCCTGATCAACGTCGTCAAGGCGATTCTCAAGGTCACGCAGGTTGCGATCTATGTCGTCGTGGTCGAGAAGGGCGCCACCCCGGCCGAGACGATCAATAACGTCATTGGCGGCGAGGACCCCGTCACCGGGCAAAAGCTCGGCCTGCAGGCGCTGGCCCTGTGCAAGGAAGAGCCGACCATCATCGGCGCGCCTGGCTTCTCGTCCGAGCAGTCGGTGCACAGCGAGCTGGCTTCGATCGGTAAGCGCATTCGCGCTCGCGTTGTCCTGGACGGCAAGGACACTGGCGTCACCGGCCAGGTTGAGAACAGCGAAGCGATTGGCGGCGCCTCGCTCGGTTATGACCGCTGCTACCTGGTGCACCAGATGCCCGCCGTCTACTCGAAAGCGGCGCAAGAAAACGTGTTCTTGCCGCCGTCGAGCCTGGCGATCGCCGCGCTCGCCTCGGTCAAGCAGTGGGAGAGCCCCGGCAACCAGGTCACGTATGCGGCCGACGTCTCGCGCATGGTCGAGTACAACATTCTCGACAAGACCACTGACGGCGACCTGCTCAACCGTTACGGGATCAGCTACTACGCCCGCACGACCTTGGGCGGCTTCTCGCTGATCGGCAACCGCACCATCACCGGCAAATTCATCAGCTACGTAGGCCTCGAGGACGCTGTCGCTCGCAAGCTGGTGGGCGCCGCGCAAAAGGTCATGGCCAAGAACCTGACCAAGGACTTCATGGAGCAGGAGGTCAAGCGCATTGACCTGTGGCTGCAGACGCTGGTCGCTGACGGCACCATTCCGGGCGGTCGCGTCTTCCTGCACCCCGAGCTGAACAGCATCGAGAAGTACAAAAACGGCACCTGGTACTTGTGCATCAACTACGGCCGCTACGCGCCGAACGAGCACATGGTTTACCAGCTCAACGCCGACGATTCGATCATCGAGGAATTCCTGGGAGAGGTACTGTAAATGTTCACCAACCGCGTAAGGCAGCTGATCACCGCGACGCTGCAGGGCTTGCCGCTGATGGCAACCATCGAGGAATTCGAGCCTCCCAAGATCGAAATGGAAGTCGAGGAAATGCGCGGCGGCCGCTTCATTTCCGAGGAAATGGCCGTCGGCATGAAGTCGCTGAGCGCGAAACTGACGCTCAACGGCATTGGCCTGCCGATCATGACCGCGCTCGGCGTCACTGGCGGCGACGAGGTGATGCTCACTGTCCAGGAGGCCGGCGTCGACCAGGACGATAACGAGTGGTTCGCCTACTACATCTGCAGCGGCAAGTTGAAAGTCTTCGAGGAGAAAACCCTCAAGATGAAAGACAAGCCCGTCACCATCCTGGAAATCATGCTGCGCAGCTACATGCGCCTCGAGAATGGCGCGCTGATGACTGATATCGACACCCGCACGCAGAAGGTGGTCGTCAACGGCCGCGACCTGCTCAAGGGCGCTCGCCGCCTGGTCGCGCTGTCGAACTGATCGTCCTCCTCTCCCTGATCCAAATCGCCGCCCTCGAGGCGGCTTTTTGTTGCCTGTAAGGAATGCCTCCCATGCAAGAAAAACAGCCTTGGCAGATGCCCGGCCACACCCTGCGTTTCCCGGTCAGCCTGGCGGCCGGTGGCCAAGTGACCGCCGTCGCGCTCCGTCCTTTCAGCGTCGCCGAGCATCGCGCCGCGATCGAGGAGGCCGGCACCGACGAGGACGATCGTTTCGAGGCGCTGTTGCGCTTGTCCAGCGGCCTCGAGCAGGCCGTTATCGACGAGCTCAAGCGCCCCGACTACATGTCGTTGGTCGGGCTGATTCACGAATACATTTCGTTGCCGGCGTCGTACTTCCTGGGCGCCAAGCCTAAGGACCCTGACGACGCGCCCCTGCTGATCCCGATCAAGCGTTTCGGTGGCCAGATGCTCGACAGCCTGCAGCTGCAGGTGCCGACCTTGAAAGTCACCAAGGCCATGCGCAAGTTGAAGACCGACGCCGAGCGCGCGGACTTCTGCACCTCGGCCTGCACTGGTCTGTCGGTGCCCGAGGTGCAGAGCCTGAGCATTCCCGATTGGAACCAGCTGCAGGAGCGCCTGCACAATTTTTTGAACAAACCGGCGGACTTCTTTCAGTAAACGACGTCGACGTCATTTGTGACGTTGTGCCCCTGGTCTACCACGTAGGCGAGGCGGAAATACTGGAGTGGAACGCCGAGAAGGCGATGCGCCGCTATGAGCTGGCGATCGCGCGTCTCAAGGTGAAAAGGGAGTAGGCATGGCCGAATCAAAGTATTCGCTGCGCTTAGCCGCGGTCGATGCCTATTCGAGTACCTTCGGCGACTTTACGAAGAAAGGGGCCGCCCTCGAGGATGGGATCAAGGCCCAGCAGGCCGCGCTGCAGAAGCTCAACCGCGAGGCGCGGACGCTCGACGGATACGGCAAGCTCTCGGAAAAGCTGACGGGCACGAAAACGGCGCTGCAGGAGGCCAGGGTCGAGCAGGTGAAGCTCGGCCGCGAGCACCAGGTCGCGCTGGCCAAGGTCGAGCAATTGACCATGGCGCACGAAAAGGCCGCGTCTGCGCACCGGGCGCTTGCGTCGTCGACTGAGGCCACGGCGGGCCAGGTTCGCAAGGCTCGCGCCGAGGAGGCCAGGCTCGCCGCCGAGCTCAAATCGGCCGAATCGAGCGTCGCCAAGCTCAACACCACGCAGGACAAGGCTACGGCCAGCGTTCGCACGCTCGGGGCTGCGCAGCGCACCCAGCGCAACGAGCTGAGCAGGCTGCAGGCGACTCTAACCGCGGCCGGCGTCGACACTGGCAAGCTCGCCAGCGAGCAGAAACGCCTCGAGGCTGCGACCACATCGGCCAACGCCGCGCTGGCTTCCCAGCGGGCCAAGCTGGAGGCGGTGAAGGGTGCGCAGGGGCGCATCGAGGAGAACCGCAACAAGCGCGCGGACCTGCGCGGGCAGATGGTCGAAACGGCGGCGCTTGCCTACGTGGCGAGCCGGCCGATCAACCAGGCCATGGAGCTGGAAACAGCTATGGCCGACGTCGGGAAGGTGATCAACTTCGAGGAGGGCGGCCGCGAGAAAATGGCCGCGGCAAACCTCAAGATGGCGAGCGATCGCCTGATCGCTTCCTCGGGGATGACGGCGGTTGACCTGGCAAAGATCGAATATGCCGCGGGTCAATCGGGCATCGGTAACGACCAGAAAGACAAGGACGGCAAGGTCGACCCCGCGGCGAAAGAGCGGGCGATTATGGATTTCACCCGCGACGCCGCGATCATGGGCTCGGCGTTCGATATCGACGCGCAGACGGCCGGCGAAACCATGGCCGGCTGGCGGGCCTCGATGGGGCTCGACCGGACGCAGACGCTCGACCTTGCGGACTCGACCAACTACCTCGGGAACAACTTCAACGCCACGGCCGCCGATATTGCGTCGGTGGTCAAGCGTTACGGCGCGGTCGGTAAGGCCTCGGGCTTGACGCCTGAGCAGTCGGCGGCGCTGTCGGCGGCTTTCCTCAACCCTGGCACCGAGAAGGAAATCGCCGGCACCGGCTTTAAGAACTTCACCGCGGCGCTGACCAAGGGCGAGGCGGCGACCAAGGGGCAAAAGGAGGTTTGGGAAAAGCTCGGGTTCACGCCTGAGGACCTGGCCAAGGACATGCAGGGCAACGCGCCAGAAACGATTATGAAGGTGCTCGAGGCGATTCGCGCCGAGCCCGTCGAGGAGCAGGCGGCGGTCGCTACCCAGCTTTTCGGCTCGGAATCGATCGGCGCTATCCAGCCGCTGCTGCAGAACCTGGGCGAAGTGCAACGCGCCTTCGACATGGTCAAGGACAAGAGCAAATACGCGACGTCTGCGATCGGCGAACAAGGCTCGATGATGCAGGAGGCGGCCGAGGTAGCGAACACCTCGCGCACCGGCTGGAACTCGTTCACGGCCAAGCTGACCAGGCTCTCTACGCTGGTGGGCAATGCCATGCTGCCGGCGCTCAATGCGGTGCTGACGCCGCTCGGCGCCATGGTCGACGGCCTGAGCTGGGCCGCTGAGACGTTCCCCGGCATCACCGGCGCCATCGCCGTCGCCGCTGCCGGCCTGACGGCGCTCAAGCTCGGCGCCATTGGCATGAAGTATGTCGGCCTGATGTTCGGCCAGGGTGCCAACCGCGGCGCGCTGGCCAGGGCCAAGCTGGACGCCAGGACGGCGCAAACGGCGACAGTGGCAAACGCTGCTGTGGCGCGGCTCAATGCCTCGATTGGCGGGCTTGGCGGCGGTCCTGGTGCAGCTGCAGGCCGAGGCGGCGCTGCGGCGGGCAGGGGCGGCCCAGCAACGGTGGCCAAGGGCGGACGCCTGGCCAGGCTCTCGAGCGCGGGCGGCAAGCTCCTGGGGCCGCTGCTGGCCCTTGCGGGGTTCGCTGAGGTTGCCATGCCGGCGCCTGCAGCGCCTTCTGCGGCAAAGCCGATCAGCGCCAAGCCTGGCGAGTTCCTGAGGCCTGCAGCGCCGCCAGCGGCCATCGCGGGCAAGGCGCTAACCATCGTCGGCCCGGTTGTTCCTGGTGCAGCACCAGGAACGCCTGCAGGGGCGGCAAAACCAGCCCTCTCGCTTGTGCCGAAGGCTGCCGGCGTGGCGCCGGTTGCAGTACCTGGTGCACCTGGTGCGCTCAAGCCGGCGCTGTCGCTTGTGCCAGCCGCTGCCGGCGCAGCGCCTCTCGCTGCACCTGGTGCTGCGCTGTCGGCGGCCGCTGTCGCTGAGAAGGCGCCCGGCGCGCTCGGCAAGGCTGCGGGGCTTGGCGGCGGCGCGGTAAAGCTGCTGGGCAAGGCAGCGACGCCGCTCATGCTCTTGAGCGGGATCGCAGAGGCCGCCGATGGCATCCAGAAAGGCGACGCTGGCCAAGTCGGCGGCGCCGTCGGCGGGATGGCGGGTGGCTGGGGCGGAGCGGCTGCCGGCGCAGCGATCGGCACGATGATTTTGCCGGGCATCGGCACGGCCGTCGGCGGCCTCATTGGCGGCATTGCCGGCAGTGAGCTCGGTTCGTGGATTGGCGACAAGCTCGGCAGCGCAGTGGGCACCGTGGCCGACAAGCTGAAATCGCCTGAGGAAACGGCCGCGGCGGTGGTGAAAAGCAGCGAGGAGCGCAAGGAAATCAACTTCTCGCCGAGCATCACCCTGCAGCCAAGCGGCGACCCGGCCTACGACCAGATGCAGGCCGACAAGATTATCGCCAGGCTCAAGGCCGAGTTGCTGCCGATGCTTGGCGGCGCCGATCAGCTGGCGGTGCGACGCAGTTCGTCTTTGACCGATGGGAGTGATTGAGCATGGCGCAGCAAATGGCGCTTGGGGAGTTCATTTTCGGCCTGGCCACCAACTTTCCCTATGAGACGCTCGACCGCAAGACTTCGGGCGGCTGGGTGAGCCTGGATATCATCAGCAGCAAGCCCAAGTCGCACAACACCGGGCAGGGCCTGGAAACGCTGAGGCTGACGGGTAAGGCGCAATGGGCGGAAGGCATGGCCAAGCTCGACGAGCTGCGCGCCATGGCCGACGCCCGCAAGCCTTACCCGCTGGTCGACGGCGTGGGCCGCGTGTGGGGCCGCTGGCGTATCGATGACGTCAGCGAGAACCAAAAGCGCGTCCTGGACGACGGCACCGCGACCTTGCTCGAGTGGTCGCTCGAGCTGCAGGAGTTCGTCAATGCGTAGGGTCCGAACCATCGCGGGGGACTCGGCCAACGTCCTGCTTTACCGCGAGCTCGGCCGGTCGGATGACGCGGCCGAGGAGGCTTTCTGGCTGCTCAACAAAACGCTGGCCGAGCACGGGCCGGTGCTGCCTTCGGGGCTGTGGGTGCTATTGCCCGAGCTCGAGGCGGCGCCAGCGAACGCTGCACCGGTCCGGGCCTGGGATTAAGGGGGATTTATGTCGTTGGGGTACACGCCGGCCGTCGAGGTGACGGGCGCAAATGCTGGGCTGATCAACTCCCGGTTAATCGACTGGGAGTACGTCGACGCGGCGGGGGTCCAGTCGGACACCCTCAGGTTGACGGTGAGCACTGAGGGCATCGAGGGACTGCCAAGCGTCGACGAGAAAATCGGCTTTCGGCGCGGCTACAAGGAATCCGGCCTGGTCGACGCTGGCCAGTTCGTCGTTACGCGCGTAACACCGCAACTGTTCCCGTCGCAGCTGCAGATTGTGGCCACGGCCGCGCCGTTCAAGGTCGCCGACGAGACGGAATTCAAGGCGCGTCGCTCGGCCAGCTATGGCCCGACGACCTTGGGCGCGGTGTTCCGCGAGCTGGCTGGCCGTCACGGCTTCTCGCCGCGGATCGCGCCCGAGCTGGACGCGATCAAGATCGAGCACGTCGACCAGTCGAACGAGACTGACATGGGGTTCTTGACCAGGATCGCGCGCCAGTACGACGCCGTCACGAAGCCGGTAAACGAGCTGTATGTCATGGCTCGCCGCGGCCAGCTCAAGTCGCTGTCGGGCAAAACCCTGCCGGTGATGACTATCTCGCTCACGAACGACAACAGGCCGGGGGATTCAGCGTTTATCCAGGCGTCCCTGGACGACGACAGCCGCGCCAAGTTCAAGGGCACGCGCACGACCTGGTGGGACGCGGCGACCGGCAAGGAAAAGGTGGTCGAAACTGGCGAGAAGCCTTTCAAAAAGGTGCGCCAGCGCTACCAGAACGAAGCCGAGGCAAAGGATGCCGGCGAGGGTGAACTGCGCAAGATCAAGCGCAGCGCGTACAAGGTGCAGATTGATTGCCCTGGTAATCCTGGCTACGGCGCCGAGGGCCTGGTCGTGCTCGATGACAGCTGGCCCAGCTTCATGCGCCAGCAGTGGTCGATCGACAAGGTTACAGAGCGTGGCAGCCGAGGACAGAGCTACCGCTGCACGATTGAGGCATCTGTGCCGCTGGAATGAAAAAGCCCCCACTGCCTCGCGGCGGTGGGGGCTTTTTTCGTTCCTGGTGCTCGCTACTCGAACAGTGCGGCGGGCATGGCGGGCGGCTTCACGTAGTCGCGCATTACAGGCGGTAGCCCCTGCAGATCGCTGACGTTGGCCAGGCGGTCGACGACCTTGATCGCGCCGCCGTTGCCGGCAATCCAGGTGCCGTCCCGGTCGAGCCAGGCGCTTGCCGGCGCGCCGTTCTGGTAGTGGCACACGCCCCAGCGCTGGCCGTCGAACTTGTCCACGCTGCAATTGACCTGCAGGCCGACGCGGTCGCTCACGCGCTCGAGCGCGTTGGCGTCCTTGTTGGCCAGGTCGTTGAATCCGAGGATGACCAGGACGGCGACGCCGAGGCCGATCAGAAGGGGCTTTGCTTTCATGCTGCGCGTATCTCCATTGCGTGATGGCGCGCAGGGTAACAAAAAGCCCGCCGAGTGGGCGGGCTTGTGGGGCGCGCTACATGCGCGACGCTGATGCAGGGGCGGGCTCTAGGGCGTCGATCGCTGCGTCGGTTTCGGCCTTGGTCTGGTGCAGCTTGCCGCCAGCCATGAAGCGCAGCCCTTCGTGCAGGAGGCGGCGATAGCGCCTGGCGTCCGCCCTGATCGCCGCGTCGGCCACCTCGGCGCCCTTGCGGTCGTTCCAGGAGCTGACAGCCAGCGCGATCGCTTCGTCGTAGTCCTCGGCGGTGTAGAGCGTCACGCCGACGGCTGCCGGCCGTGCGCCGCACATGTGGCAGAAGGCTTGCGCGTCACCGTCGACGCCGTCGCCGTAATCCTCCTGGCGCAGGATTTCGCCGCACTCTGGCTCGGGGTGGGTCAGCATTACGCGCGTTGCTTGCTCGCCGCACCAGGGGCAGGGCGCGAGAGCGTCGCGGGGGTCGGTGGTGGTCATGCCGGTTGCTCCTGGTGCGGATGGGTGTAGGTGGTCGTCATTGGGTCGCCGGGAATCTGCTCGAGCAGCTCGGGATCGGCGCCCAGCTTGCGGCATACGGCCATGGCTGCGGCCTTGGCACTCTCGGCGCTGCTGGCAGTCACGCCAAGGCGCATGGCTCGCGCCTGGTAGGCGCTGCAGCTCATGCGCACCTTGATGGTAATGGCCATGTCAGCGCCCCCAGCGGTCGTCTGGGCCGCCGAATCGGCGGTCGGTGCGCCCGTCGTTGTCGAGGTCGCGATCGGGGCCGCCGAACGTCGCGTCGGTTCGCCCGTCGTTGTCGCGGTCCCGGTCAGGCCCGCCGAACTTGGCGTCGGTGCGGCCGTCGTTGTCGATATCACGGTCGGGGCCGCCGAACCTGGCGTCGGTGCGCCCGTCGTTGTCGAGGTCGCGGTCAGGTCCGCCGCACGTAGCGTCTTTGCGCCCGTCGCGGTCTATGTCGCAGTCGCGGGCGTGTGCCGGCGCGGTGGCGGCGATCGCCAGCGCGACCAGGAGTGCAGCTGCAGGGAATTTCATGGTTGGTCGTCCTTGTTGGTTTCCTGGTGGTCGAAACGCTGGGTGTAGAGGCGGTGCAGGAATACCCACGCCAGCTGCAGGCCGAGAGCAATGGCCACGATGCCGGTAAACAGGAACTGCAGGCCGGTCGGGTCGTCGGTGCGCTTCACTGGGCAGCCTCCCCGATCGAGCGCAGGAAGCCGTGCCAGGCGATCAGGCAGCACTCTTGCGCGAAGTAGGCGCGCACCAGGGCGCGATTGGCTGGGTCTACTGCATCGCGCAGGCTCATGCTGCGCACTGTGGTATAGTCGCGGTTGGACATGGTTAACCCCCTAGGTCTATCGGTCCTTGCCCGGTTAGCGGTTGCAGCCGCTGCCGGGCGTCTCTATCACTTCAATGACTTCAATCGACGCGCCAGCTCCTCCTGGTCCTCGATGCTGTAATGCCCCTCCCCTTGCTCGTACTTCCTGAAAAGGTCGTCGAGCGCCTCGATGATCAGGTACTTAACAGGCACGTTGTCGAGCGACATGTTTTTAATGTCGGTGGTGCCCTTGTGGTACTTCGTCGGCACGATCGCTTTTAGCTGCTTCTCCTCGACAGCGTCGCTCACAACGGCGCGGCGGGCCTTCTCGACATGCGGCTCAATGCCAGACGCGACGGCGCGGCTTGGGCGGGCGGTGGTGATTTTCGAGGTGGTCATTTATCAAGCTCCAGCAGCTCGGCGGTCAGCGCTTCAATCTCGAGGCGGGCGTCGTCGGACGGTGGTAGGTCCATAACGCTATTGCCCTGGGCGATGCCCTTGCCGTAGGCGACGCGCTGGTGCGTTTGGGTGGCGGTGATCGGCATTTCGTAGTTGAGCAGCGCCTGCTGCGCGTCGCGCTCGAGGAGGGTGCCGGCGATGGCCCTGGCGATCATCAGCACGGCCTTTGGCGTGCCCCCGGTAATCTCCTGGCGGTCCTTTACGAGCTGCACCATGTCGGCGGTCGCCCATATGTCGTACTGGCTTGGCTGCACGGGGATGACGACCAGGTCAGAGGCCTTAACGGCGTCAGAGGTAAGGGTGCTGATTTGCGGTATCCCGTCGATGATCACGTAGTCGTAACCGCTCGAGATACGCGGCAGGTCGCGCTTTAGGGTTTCGCGCATGATGACGCAGGGGATCAGCGTAGCGCTGTCAGCGCGGGAGGTTGCCCAGTCGGTTGCCGAGCCTTGGCGGCCGTCCAGGTCGACCAGGAGCACGCTTTTGCCGTGCTTGTCAGCCAGGCAGCACGCGATATTGGTTGCGGTCGTGGTCTTTGTCGTGCCGCCCTTTTGGTTCTGTATTGTCCAGACTCTTGCTGCCATGTCGAAGGCCTCGCAGTTGGTGAGGCCCTCAATATACGTACAAATGTACCTTTGTACAATAGGCCTAAAGGTCAAAGGTACAAACAAACAGCGGCGCGAAGCGCCACATTATCCGTCACTCTGCCCCCGCGCCGAGCGCTGTCCTTACCCCTTAGCGCTGCAGCCCTTGCTGCATGCGGGTTAGGCGCTATAGCCCTGTAGAAAGGACCCTGCCTGGTCCTTGGGGTGTATAGGCGCTTGACGCTCCTTTATGGCCTGTTGGCCATCAACCAGGCTCATTCCGCTATTAGTCCCCCGCAAGCTATCACCCTTGGCAAATGGCATTATGACATAGGGCTATGGGTGTATATGTACACCCATAGCCCTCTATCCCCATGCACCCATAGCCCGTACCTGTATACACCCATACCCCTAAATAGTCATAGGGCAAAGGGTGTATACACCGATCCCCCATTCTATACGTATAGAATGGGGGATCGGTGTATACACCCTTTGCCCAATATAGAGCGCACTAAGCCATGTATATTGGGCTATGGGTGTATATTAGGTGAGATTGGGTAATGGGTGTATACATGCACTGGCAATGGGTGTACAATGATGCTTATTGACACGCGGGCTATGGGTGTATGGCAATAGCCTGCTATCTTTCACTAGGGCAAAGGGTGTATGTATGAGCGACGAACTGACGAAGGGTGATGAGGCGATGGGACAGGACCAGGAGCGCGCCAGCTTTGGCAACTACGGCGGGGCTACTCGGCAAAAGGTCGAGCTGCAGCCCATGATCGACAAAATGCTGCAGGACGTCAGGCTGGTGGACAGCGACCCGCACATGTCGCGCAGCGAGAAGACGAAGCGCATCACGCGCATCGCTGAGAGCCTGAAAAAGCGCCTGTATGAGGACAAGCGCCGCAAGGACGACGACAAGCTGCGCCCGTCGAGCTATCGCCGCTACCTGACCCTCGTCCGCAAGGCCGTGACCGCGCAGAACTGGCGCCACCATGGCATTGAGGAGTCGGCCAGGCGCCTGGCTAAGCATCACCCGCGGTACGCCGAGCAGCTGCTCGCCCTGGTCGACCTGGACAACATCACCGAGCTGCGGCTCGCGCACCGCGAGCTGCTGGCGCAGATCCGCCAGGACCGCGACCACGACGCTTTCGAGGCTATCCAGGCGATGAAGCTGGACCACGAAATCATGCGGCATCTGGTGCTGCCCGCGGTCACAAAGGCCGAGCTGGCCACCATGGCCACGGCCACCCTTGAGGAGCGCGCGACCAATACTGTCGAGGTCAACTATTACCAGTATGTCGACACCGCGCAGCGCCTGCTGACCGACGCTGAAATCGGCGCCAACGGCGAGCCGGTGCAGCGCTTCTCGTCGCTGGCGATGGGGCTGGCGATGGTCACGGGCCGCCGTGAAATCGAGGTGCTCAAGCTCGGCCGCTTCGAGAAGGCCGGCGAGTATGAGCTCGAATTCAGCGGACAGGCCAAGCGCCGGAACGGGGTCGATTACGGCTCGAGCTACCGCATCTACACCCTGCTCAAGGCTGACCTGGTGCTCGAGGCGCTCGAGCGCCTGCGGGTGCTGCCCGAAGTCCTGGAGCTGCAGCACCTGGACAACATCGAGGTAAACCGGCGTGTGGCCAAGACCCTAAACACCGTGGCCAAGCGGGTGCTGGGCAGCCCCGATCGCGTGTTCAAGGACAGCCGGGCGATATGGGCGAGGATCGTTTTCGAGACTCATTTCACGCGGGATGCACGCTGGAAAAGCGTCAACGAAACGGTGTTCTGGCGGGAAATGCTGGGCCATGAAGACATGGACACCCAGGAGAGCTACAAGGCTTTCAAGATCACTTACACCAACGACGTCCCGGCCGAGCCCGAAAGCAAGTACGGCAGCCGGCTCGAGGCGCTCGAGGCGCTCGACGAACAAGCCGCGGGCGGTGTTGCTTCGCAGCGTATTCACGCATGGGTGAAACAAGCTGTGGCCGCCTCGCCTGACGTCCTTATCTCGCAGAAAGCAATCTCTGTGAACGTAGGCAGCCACCGGCAAGCGATCAAGGACTACCTGGCTATGGCCAGTGAAGCCCTGGCGACCCCGAACCGCTCAAGTCGAGCGGTCGCGCCGGCTGTTCCGGCAGAGGTGGTCAATGCTAAGCCGCGTATCTCGGTGACAGAGGACGCTGGCCGCTGGGTCGCTGTCGCCCGACTCAATGGCGTGGAAATCGCCAGGGCGGACGGTGACAGCAAAGCGGGTGCTTATGACGCGCTGCTGGCGCTGGCGGCGAAAGGAACAACCCGCAACTGATTTTGCACCGCATCAGTTCTCGAACCAGCTGGGGTCAACTGCCCCGGCTGGGCATCCTTGTTTTCTCCTGCTCGCAGTGCCGTCTCTGCTCCCTCCACCCTCTCGAATACCGCGGCGATAACGTCCAGCAGTTCACCTCGTGTTGCTTCCATACCGGCCTTCATGGCCAAACTAAGCGCCGACTTGGCGCGACTGAGTTGCTCGGACGCTCGGTCCATTTTTTCCTGGCACTGCAAGGTGAATCCCTCCCCTTAGTGTTAAAAAGCCACTACTGTACTTTCATACAGTATACCGCGTCTCCTGGCTAAGTAATCGCGCCGCATAATCCAACGTCCACTTGGCGGCCGCCATGTCCGCGTTCGGCCCCGTCACCTGGTTGACCAGGTCCGGGCTGAGCGCCCCCACCAGGCGGGCAACAGAGATACCGGGGGGGAGCTCGCAAAGCGAAGCAACAGCACAAATCCGCTCGATTACCTCCAAGGGATACTTTTCATCTGTGCTTACACCCTCACAATGCAAAGTGTCCCTGCTTTCAGCGAACACATACGCAGGTGCATCTGCGGGCTCCTCAGGGGCCAGCAGGGGCTGGTGCGTGGTTTCATGCTCATGGGCAGCCAGGGAGTGGACGTTTCGGGCAGCGCGGCGCTGTAAGTAGCCCATAACGAAGTGCCAATTATCCATGTTGAGCTGGTAAAGGTTCTGGCCGTTCGTCTTACGCTTTTTCGTGGTGAGGCCCAGGCGGTCGAGGATCGATTTCACAAGCGTGGTGGCGCAGACCTTAGAGGCCAGCGTCGGGATGTAGCGGCCGAGCTTGAGGGTATTGTAGATATCCAGCGTGTCCTGGTCGGACTTGATCAGGTCCCGGACCTCGCGGCACTGGTCGCTGTTGAACTCCCCGAGGCCTGTCATGCGGTCCAGGGTCAGGATGGCGAAAATCTCCTCGAGCATGGCGCGAGGAGCTGCCTTGAATCGATGCTGCGTGAGGACCGACCGCGCCTTGCGTTGGGCGAGGTCGTAACCCTTGGCCTGCTCGGCAGTGGACTGCAGCAGCTCCAGGGCGCGCACCTTGTCGATACCGCGATCATCGTAGAAAGCGACGTCGGTGGCGCTGATATCGTCCACGCAGAGCTGGTGCTCAATGTGGTAGCGATCGACGCGGGCACTCTCGGCCTCGCTGCGCACTTCCTGGCGGTTGAGGCGCAAGAATTCGGCTTCGTCGGGGGTGGTTACGCTTTCGATCAAGTCCATACGCTTGCTGAAAACCAGCTCGGCGGCGAACTTGCGATTGATCCTGGACAGCTCGGCGAGCTCCTCCTCGGCGCCCTGCAGGTCGAGCCGCTGGACTAGGTAGCCCTCGGCCTCGAGCATCAGCAGCAGGTTGTTGGCAAAGTTGGCGCGGGCGCGGTTCTCAGAGGTCACAGTCGACAGATAGACCTTGTCGAATGCAGTCTTTTTGCGCACGACGCGAAATTCCTCGGGGGTGTTCTCGATCTGGCAGGCCAGCTCCTCGAGCACCATCATGCCCCGATACATAACCTCGGGGTTCGTTTCCCGCTGGCTCGAGCTGTGGCCGATGCCGATGATGTAGTGGGTTGCCGTCCGATCGCGGCGAAGCATCTGCAGGGCGTCGGATGGCCCGACAGAGTTGCCACTGAACAGGCCGAAATGGCACTCGAAATGCGCCTGATTCATCGAGACGCCCGACGAAATAGCGGGCGAGTAGATCAGCACGTCATACTTGAGGGCCTCGCTTTTCGGGTCGCTGAGGAACGCCTCGACGTCCGGGTCGGCCTTGCTGTCAGCGTGTACCAGGAGCATTCGCCGCTCGGGCATTTCGCCGGCTTCGACCATCTGCTCAATGAGGGCCGCCATTTTCTTTGCACTCTCGGCCGAGTCGTTGGCAACCATCACCCGACGGCCTTCGCTGATCTTGTCGATCGCCAGCTGCCAGACGCTTTCGTCGTCGCCGTGGTCGACGCGAATTTGCTTGTTCTGCCCCTGGATATCGATAACGGTGATGATCTGACCAGGACGCGCCAAGGCACAGAACTCGATAACCGAGTCATTGGCGTCGGCGTCGCACAGTACGACGCGCTTGGCCGAGCTGACGGCCTCGATCAGTGCGTCCATGACGCGCACGCGGCCCTCTACCGGGCCTGAGGTGACATGGCGCAGAACCTGGCTCGCTTCGTCGATGCAGATGGTTTCGAGAGTGGTAAACCAGCTGCGGTCCTCGGCGTTGTAAAATTTCTTGTTGGTCAGGCTGTTGACGCAGCAGGTCAGGTGCGAGACGTAGGGCATCTGCCAGGCGTTGACCAGCTGGTAATGCTCGACTTTGGCGTCGACCTGGTTGCCTTCGCGGTCCAGGTTCAAGCGGGCGGTGGCATCATCCATCAGGGAAATTCGGTGGGCGATATAAGCGCCTTTGGTCGACGCCTGCAGTACGGGTGCGATCAGGTCCTCGGTTTTGCCGCTGCCCATTGGGGCGCGAACGATGATGGTCCCCTCGAGGCTCTCGACCAGGTCGGCCAGGTGGCCAGGAAGCATCGGGCTGCCGTGCTCCGGGTGCGGCACTGCAGCGATAGGCATGTACTGCACATATGGCTTGTTCAAGGCGTCAGGCGAGAAGCTGCGCAGCTGCTGGGCCTGGTTGCGGCGCTGGTTGGCGATCCACAAGGCCAGGCTACGCAGCTTCGTGCGCAGCTCGACCGGTGCCACGGCGGGAAGCACCTCGAGCACCGCTCGAATGACGTCGTCGGTGCTGTACTTGATCGGGACCAGGTTCATGCCGCCGCTGATCGCCATTTTCGCGGCCTTCTCGGCGAAACGCCCGCTGCGCTCGACGCGCTGCAGGCAGTAGCTGAACCAGTCTTTTTGGGCGTGAAACACGCTGGCGCGGGCATGCAGAGCCTTGGCTGTGGCTTTCAGGCCGTAGAGGACGTGGAAGTCGTTCCAGTCGGTCGGACCTTTGCCGGTGGCCTTGGCCTCGGCGATCTGCTCCTCGGTCAGCTTGAACTGCGGAACGATGCCAGGGTGCTGCAGCTCTTTATGCACTTCCAGGGCCGCCAGCAAGCCGGCATTGCCTGAGGTCTTCCACTGGTCATTGTCGGCGCCATTCCAGAAGCGCCAGGCCGGATACAGCTTGTCATAGACATGCAGCACCTTTACCAGGTTGTCGACGTTGAAGGTCACGACGACCGCAACGTTACGGCCGGCCTCGAGCTCTGCCAGGTAGATGCTGGCGCCGGTTGCGAAACCTTCGACCGCGAAACGGACCTGCGCGGTTTCCAGGTCGCCCAGGATGCAATGGGCGCCAGCCATCTTGACGCCGGTCCCCTGCAGCTTTTTGTCAGCATAGAGGCGCTGCAGGCCGAGGAAATTTCGATAGGCATCGTAGAGAGGAACGGCGGTGAATTCACCGTGACGGTCACGCATTTTCAACATTTTGAAGCGTGACGCTACGTCAGAAATCTGTTTCGCCTGCAAGTAAGGAGAGCTGCCGTCCTCCTCGCCCAGGACCTCGACAAACCCGCGCCCGATGTAGGCGCGGCCGCGGCTGGTGCCTTCGTAGTCGAATTCGCCGCGCTCGCCGGTCAGCCAAGCGTGCTTGTACGCCGCCAGCTCTTTTTCCACGCGCTCGGCACGAATGCGCTCGGCCGCTTCTTCGGCCTCGCGCTTGGCTTCACGCTCGGCGCGCCGCTTTTCCTGCTCGGCCTGCCATTTGCGGTGGCGATCGTCAGAGACGACACCGCGGGAATCCTTGTAAAGTTCGAGGAGCGCAGTAAAGCCTGACCAGGTGCTCGACCCGGTGACGTTGTTCGAGAAGGTGAGGAACGGGTATTCAAATTCGGCCAGGTCGTCCTTGGCGGCGGTCTCCTTCACCTCGCCCCAAACCATCACCTTCCCGTGGTAACGGGTTTCGAGGGCAACAGGTTTGGTTTTTGAATACTTGGCCAGCGGCTTGCCGTTGAGGCGCACGGCGCTGGAGACGGAAGACCACTTTAGAGAGACGTCAGCAGCTGCAGCGCTGATCTGAGCGTCGAAGTAAGCCATGAGGCTGTACGGGTCGGAGTTAAACCGCTCCTCGTAAAAGCCGGCCAGGCCCTTGTCCTTTTGTACGTTTGTCATTTTGTCCCTTTGGTCAAAAGTACAAAAGTAAAAAAGTACAAACGATTGACGCGGGTGCGCATGGGCCTAAACTGAGCACTGAACGTCGAAGTTCGTGGTTTTGATCGTGTCGTCTGCCCGCTAAAACAGATAACCGATTGCTCAGATTTGGCACCGCAAGGTGTGCGTCTATCGCGAAGGCCGGGGGGTTGCTAAAGCCTCCCGGCCTTTTGTCTTTCTCACTTTTGAAAAAATACAGCTCGTTAGCGGGTAGCCCCGCTACTTTACGTCGTCCTCTCTATATTTAGAAGACTGGCGCACTCTTTTTATAGAATCCCCCCTTTGTCGAAGCCAGCACGCAGGCCGACGACGACACCAATGCTCTCGAATGTATCACCGACCTGGACCATGGGGAACTGCGGGTTTAGTGCGCGCAAATAGTACGCCGAACCGTCGAGTGTCAGTTTTTTGAACACGGGCGCGGCCTGGTCGCTCAGGTGAGCGACCAGGAAATCATTGGCAACCGGCTTTCGAGCAGGGTCGACGAAAATCGTATAGCCAGGCGGGAAGCTGACACCGGTCGGCGCCTGCATGCCTTCATCGCGCACTGTCATAGCGAACACCCGGCCCGCTGGCGACTCGGGCGGCATCACCCATGCTGTACCGGCTGGAAGCCTTGTAGGGTCGGGGTTCTTCACCCATTCGGCTGCCAGCGCCCACGGTATGACAGGCACGCGCTGGGCGTGCTCGCTGGGCGCTGTGAATCCATTCGGATTCCTCGCCTCTTTGAGCAGTATGTCGACGGTCGTCCCCAGGCCTTTCGCCAGTGCGTCGGCGACATAGACGCTCGGGGCGACGTCCTTCGTTTCTAGGGTCGCTAGGTGGCCGGTCGACATCTCCAAATTCGAGGCGTCGATCAGGCGCTGCAGCGACCATCCAAGGGCTTGCCGCCGCGTCCGTATTGCGGTGCCGATTGTGAAATCGCGTTGCATGGTTCCCTCTCCTTTTCTAAGCATTATTTTCCCCTCGGAATGCCTAGCGGCACCACTCGATATATAAGAATTTATTTGCGTTTTTGCTCGATATATAGAGAATGTGGGCAGGGATACATGCGACCCATTTTTCAGGGAAAGGTGCTATATGACTCGGACAGAACGCGACGTGGTTGTCGATCAGACTAGCCGATGGTTTGCCCATTCGGACTGGTCACTAGAGCGCTTCGCAAGCGAGCGCTTGGCGCCAGCACTGGCGGCCGCGGGGTTGATTGACCCCATGGAGGAGCCAGCCGATATCGAGGCCTACCAGCGCACCCGCAAGGCGTGGGCGCAGCGTGTATCCCGCATTTTCCACGAAACCCAGCCGTTCCCCCTGGAATGGAAATGGGCCTGGCTCTCCTGCCTGCCCGAGGACTACCAGAAGGCCGCCCGCTCCGAGCTGTTGGCCATGGCTGGCTGTTTCGACGTCCGAATCCATGAGCTCGTTGGCCTGGTAGGTGTTCCTGCCGCGCGTGCTCGCTTGGGTGAAGTCACGCAGGCGGTTGGTGACTTCCTCGCCGCCAGCGCCCCGGCGCACGACGGCAAGTACGACCACACCGACGACCCGGACCAGGTCGACGAAATGCTCACAGAGGGCGCCGAGGCTATCGCCGCGATGTTCAACGAGCTGGTGGCCTTGTCGACTGGCACCGGTCGCCCGCTGCCGCTGTTGCTCCTGGCCAAGTTGAACGGTGAAACCCTATGAGTGCTGCGCTGCGCCTGGTCCACTCCTCGGACAAAAGCGACCCTATCCCGAAATCGAAAGAGGCCCTGCGCGACCATTTCTACGCGGTGCCAGGCGAGTCGAAAGAAGACCGCGCCAAGCGCCTGTCGGCCGAGCGGTCGAAGCGCTACCGCCTCAACCAGAA